CAAGGATACCGGAGCCGCAGCCGAGTCCGGTGGTGGTAAGTTCCAGGGATTGCGGGCGGCCACTAACATGTGTGTTATCGTGACCGAAGCTCAGGCCGTAGAAGACAGCATCTTTGACCAGATTGACGCGGTATCGACGGCAGAAAACTCTTTGCGCATCTTTATTGGCAACCCTACCCGGGCCAAGGGAGCATTTGCCAAGATGTTGCGGGATAAGCAAAACAATATAGTTTTCCACTTTTCGTGCTTGGAGAACCCTAATTATCTCCAGCGAAAGATTGTTGTTCCCGGCCTTGCAACATACGACTGGGTCGAGGATAAAAGACGCAAGTGGGGAGAGAGTGATCCTCGGTGGGTCGGACGCGTATTAGGACAAATACCAGACAATGCGTTATCCAACACATTCAACCAGGCATGGATTAATCACACAAAAGAACGTCGCGGATTACTTGCAGGCTATAGTGTAGAGGCCGGCGTCTCCGTAGATAGCGCGGGCGAAGGCGTTGACGACAACGTCATCATGGCGGGCAAGGGTGGCGAAGTAATGGAAACATTCACGCGCACAATAATGACTCCCACAGAGGTAGCGCACAAGGCGGTTGAGATGTGCAAAAAGATAAGAGGATCATTTATTATTTTTGATTGCGATGGTTTAGGAATCCGAGATTACCAAGAATGTAATAATTTGCCGGAGGAGTATTTGCGGGGAATAGAAATATTAAAATTCCACGGATCAGGCCAAAGCACATTTTTTGAGGAGCTTCCCGACGGGAGAAAGCGACCGATGTATGCCAACCTGCGCGCCGAGGCATCATTTATTACTCAAGAAAGAGGACTGGCAGGGAAATGTAGCATGGATGAAAAAGATCAAGAATTGATTGAAGACTTGATGGAAGAAGAATACTATGAAAACAAGCAGGGCCTTATTCAGATCGAACCAAAAGAAGATTTAAAGGAACGACTCGAAAGATCACCGGGTAGAGGCGATTGTTATAAGATGTTGCAGTGGGCATTTAGCCAGAACATCCAAGATCATACTTATGCCGATCGCGGAAACCCGATGCCACAATATGGGAAAATGGACAATGATGTCTATCACGGTGGTCAACAGTTGCCAAGATATGGAAAAATGGAATAATAAATAAGGGGGATTTTATGAGTTCATTCAAAAAAGTTGCCGGTACATTGCTGGGGGGATTTGGGTTCGGGCAAATAATAGGAAAACTTTTTGCAGCGAAGAACAATCAGGCTCCGGCTCCAGCGCCTTTGCCGGTGGCTCCGTCTGTTGTATCGGCAGAAGAAGGTGCAAGAAGAGACCTCGAGCGCAGACGCCGCGTTAGTTTCCTCAATGGTGGAGATACAAATAAAACAGCTGGCATGATTGGGGCTACGGTTGGAACAAAAACATTGGTCGGACAATAAGCTTACGGTTCGCCTTGGCAGGACGGACGATCTTTCGACGCTCTTTAATTTTGTCGACGAGTATGATGGCGATTTATTGATTGATTGCGAAAAGACAAAGAAAAGCTTGCAGGAATTATTAATAAGCGAAGGAATTGTCATTGTTGAGAAAGATAACGTGGCGATTTGCTGTATCGGCGGTACAGTCCTTGGTTGCACTTATAATGACGAGGTGATGTTGTGTGTGATGTTTCTTTTTGTAAAAAAAGAATATCGCAGATTAACCCCGAGGATCATCCTTGCAGTTGAGCATTTTTTTGCATCAACAAAGATTAATAGGATTGTTTACGGCTTTGCTGTTGGGAAAGAAACACAAAAACTTTTACGGTATATGAAAATATTAGGTTATGATAATTTCGACACGCACGTATCTAAGCAAATACGACCTACCCTGTGAGCACGCATGACATCAGAGAATGAAGTCAAAGAGATTTTGATCGACAATGAATTCTTGACCAACCAGAACTCCAATTATCGAAGCTATTGCCAAGACTTGGCTGACTTTTTTACCCCTCGCAAGGCATGGATCAACACCATGAAGATAACGGGGGAACAGCTTAAGTTTAATTTTCTCTACGACTCAACAGCAATCATCTCGGCACGCGAGACTTCCGCGGGCTTTAATACTTACCTAACAAATCCCTCCTCTAGATGGTTCGGATACCAGTACCAAAATAAAAAAATTAAAGACAGCGAGATTGCTAAAACATTTGCTCATGACGTTGAGGATTGGGCTTTTGCTACGCTAAAGGACTCAAACTTTTACGAAGTGGCTCCGGAGTGGTTTCATGGCAAGCTTATTTTCGGGACTGGCACCTTCTCAATGTTGGATGATGACAAAGACTTTGTTAAATATAACGACATCCCGGTCGGTCAAGTCAATCGTGTCGTTGATGCTAACGGCGAATTGATCGCACTGTATCGCAATTTCCCTCTTACGGCCCGGCAGGCTTTCAAGCTTTGGGGCAGGAATGCTGGCAAGTCTGTGCTGGAATCGCTCGAGAATAAACCGCACCAAGAATTTGAGTTCGTCCACTATGTAGGCGAGCGCTTTGACCGAGAGACGGACAAAGAAGACGCCGCAAACATGCCCTATAAGTCGCTCTGGATCAACAAAAAAGACAAACAGAAGATTGCAGAGAGCGGGTTTATTGAGATGCCGTATTTCTCCTCCGTCTTCTATAAAGACTCGAGTGATCCAAACGGATCATCGGCCGCTATGGACATTTTTCCGTGGGTCAAATTGATTAACGCAATGTCTCGCACCGTGATCCGTGGAGCGATGAAGCAAGCCGATCCTGCTTATATGATGCCGAGCCGCGGTCTTGTACTGCCACTTAATCTTAATCCCGGCGCGATGAATTACCGTGACGCCAAAACCCCTAACGACGCTATTCAGCTTTTGCCGGTCAGCAATGGACGCATTGATATAGGCAAAGATTTGATCGAATATATTGCCGGCAAGATTGAGCGAGGGATGTTCGTGAATTTGTTTAGGTCATTCGACGACATCACAAAACAGATGCCGGTTATTGAGGTGCAGCACAGAATATCTCAGGACATGGCTTTATTAGGGCCGGTTGTTAATCGCGACAACAGGACGCTTGGTAAGATGTTAATCCGATTGATCAGCATGGGCCGTCGAGATACGTCGTCAGGGTTTCCCGCAGTCCCCGAAGAACTGCTTGACGAAACTTATGAGCTTGTTTATCTGTCTCAATTGGCAAGAGCACAGCAGCAATCCGAAATAAGAGAGATACAGAATTTCTTAGGCGACGTGGCAAGCCTTGGACAAATCATCCCGGGAGTGTACGATAAGATCGACGAAGACAAAACTCTGTCAGTCCTGCACCGCATTCGTGGGGTTACCCCGGAAATCTTGCGAGGGGACGCAGATGTCGACCAGATGCGCAAACATCGAGAAGAGCAGAATCAACTCCTTCAAACCATGCAGGCAGGGTCGGCTGTGGCGGATATAGCCAAGAGCGGATCCGAAGCTGAGAAGAATTCAGCCATGGCTGCATCAGCTGGGAAATAATAGTTTTGCAAAAGCGAACAAGAAGTATCCCAAAATCCATTAATGTTTACACCCTCCTTCGCATGGTTCAGACCATGGTTTATAGGCCTGAGTCCATGAAGCTCGTCGAGTTTGACATTATCCACCGATCAATTTCCCAATTAAAAAAAGGTTTCGCGTGGGCTCGCCAAGAGAATATTCCAATGGGTGCCGTGGAGCAAGAGGCCGAAAACGTCTTGATGGAAATCGAAGATTTGATTTTGCAGGACTCCTCGGGAGAGCTTGATTTACGCAGAGAATTGTTTCGCAAGCACGGGATTGATTATCGAAAGTTTTGTCATTGGCCAGAAGTCTACAAACCCGAGGACTTCATCCGCGCACAGGAAGAGCTAAAGAAAACAATGGAATCCAATCCGGAAGAATATCCAAAGGGATCAATAAAATGAAAATAGAGCTTTGCGAAGACAATGGATTTTTGTCAGCAGACGGTAAACCTACGCTTGTTGTTCTAGTCGTTACATCCGAAAGCGGGAAGGTGATACGCGTTCCGTATTCGGCGAACAAGAGAATATCCGATTTATATAAAGAGATCAGGCAAATCAAAATCACCGAAGACATTAAGATGATTGAGGATTTTGTGAATAAGGAAGACTCAGCCGAGTGCGTTGGATGTGTTGGTACCAACATTTGTGTTATTCCAGAAGAGCCAGTCAAAGCACCACAAGCGGAAAACCATAATGTGATAGAGCGTGAAGATATTGTTAAATGCGTTAAGTTCAATCATTCAGATGGGGCAGACCCAATATTTAATCTTCTTAAAGGGCAAGAGTATCGCGTTATCAATATAATCAAAGAGAAGGGTGCCATTGTATGCTACGAGGTATTAGATGATAAGGCAAACAGTCTAATTAGGATGCCGGCATTCCCGGACGAAATCGAGCTGGTTCGCAAAGCGGTTCGCGGAGCTCCGCGCAAGCAGGTCTTTGAAATAACAAAAAGATGTGTCTGCGGTGAGACCGTTGCTCTTATGCTAGAGGGCGATAAGTATGTGGGCAAATGCGAGAAATGCCGCGAAGAATTAAAAGAAAACAGAAAGAAATAAAATGAATAGTGCCGAGGTAGAAGCATTAGCGAACATGACCGACGAACAGCGTGCGCAATTATATAAAAATACATTTTCTACCACAAGCGGATTGCAGTGCCTGCAAGATATTAAGTATCGAGCATTTCGGGAGGCAAGCGCAGCATTGACAATGGACGGACATTTTATCTCGGAGCCTCACGCAGTTTATTTTAATTTAGGTATGCAGAGACTTTGTTTTCACATAGAATCACAAATTAACTATCAACAACCACCGCCGGAGGTCAGGCTATATGAAGACTAAAGAAGATTTGATAAGAGATGGATATACCGAAAAACAAGCCCGTGCGATTATGAATGCTAAGGGAAAGAAATCGTCAGCTATGGACGAAATAAAAAAATCCGGAAAAAAGAAGAATGAAGCTTTAAACGATATTTATACTTGGGGCAAATAAGAAAGGGCATCTCTATGATTGAAGGCGAAGGATACATGGCACCAGAAGGATCGGAAAATAAAGAAGCTCCTACGACGGGGAATGAAGGAAACAATAATCAGAATCCGCATCAGGGCGACAGTGGGCGCGATTGGATTGATGTTTTTCCGGACGAAGCCGCCAATGATCCTAGCTTAAGAGATTTTAAAAGCCCCGATGATTTTTATAAGAGTTATAAAAGTCAGCAGGACATGATCGGACGAAAAGGTATTTTAGTTCCGCCGGATAATGCCAAGCAAGAAGATGTTGATAAATTCCACAATCAATTAGGGCGTCCAGAAAAGGCGGAAGGCTACAAGATATCTCCCGTCGAGAATTTGCATAAATCAATAAGCATAACGCCGGAAAGTATTGGCGGGTATCAAAGACTTGCGCACAAGCACGGATTAAGCCAGAAGCAAGCGGATGGTTTAAATAAAGATTACATTGAGGCTTTAAGCAATGCCGCCGTCGAGAATGAACGTTTAGAAAAAGAGTTTATGCAGAGCACGGAGAATTCATTGCGTAAAGAGTGGGGAGCCAACTACGAAGCAACAAAATCGCGGGTCGCTAAAGCTGTTTTAAAAGCTGGTGGTGAAGATGCTTTAACGCGAATGGGTGGCGTTGACGGAATCGGCAATGATCCTATTATTTTGGGGATGCTTGGTCGATTAGTGTCAAAGATGGGCGAGGACTCTATTAATTCTATTGTCATCGAAAACGGTGGCGGAGATAATTCCGGCGGAAACGAAACGCCAGATCAGGCAAAAGCAAAATTAGAATCAATGAAAAATGATCCAAGTCATCCAGTTAACGACGAGAAATCACCTAACCGTGCCGCTGGGATAAAAGAAAGAATGCGTTTATACGAAAGAGCATATCCGCCGGAACAACAATAGAGAGATAAATAATGACAAACCTATACGGCTTGACACCTAAAGAATATATTGAATTACGCTTGAAATGTCTTGAACCTTTCATTACGATAGCTTCAAAGACACAAATTGAACAAGATGTTACGATTCGGCGCGCAGAAATTGCGTGGACTGAATTTGTCGTTAAGCCACTCGAAGAAGCTGCGGCTGAGAGAACACAACAATCAAATGTTGTGCCTCAGTCGAAGAAGACGCGAAGCTAAAGCGCAGATTCAAAGCTCTTAGGGACAACCTCTGAAACGGCCCCACATTTCCGCAACAAACGGCCCAGCAATGGACAACTGTTTAAGTTACCAAAATCAGTTTTTTAATGGTTTTAAACAGGAGGTTTATTATGGCCGCTCCAAGTATCGCATTTGTCCAACAATACAAAGATACAGTTTCAATGTTAGCGCAACAGTCTGACTCTCGAGCCAGCGATTGCGTTATGGTTGACTATGATTTTCGTGGGGATCGCAAGTTTTATAATCAATACGGCAGTGATGATTTTATTGAAATCATGACTCGTTATGCCGACACGCCAATTATGGTTCCAGATCACCGTCTGCGCATGGTCACCCCGCGCTATTTCGTTTCCAACACGTTGGAAGACCCTCTTGATGCTCTCCAGATGTTAGTTGATCCTAAGTCTGTCTACATGCAAGCCAAGCGCGCCGCTGCCAATCGCCAGAAAGATGACATTATTATTTCTGCTATGGGCGGAACTGCATACGCTGGCGCTGCCGGTGGAACCGCAACGGTATTCGATGCCAACCAAAAGGTCGCTGTTACATACGGCGGTGGTGGGTCTAACACTGGTTTGACCAAGGCGAAAGTCTTGCGTGCTGCCACGTTGTTAAACTTGGCCGAAGTCGACAATGAAGATCGTTGCGCTGTTATTGGTGCCAAGCAGTTAGAAGACCTCTTAAACACGACCGAAGTGACCAGCTCTGACTTCCACACCGTTAAGGCGTTGGTTCAGGGTGAAGTTAACACATGGGTTGGTTTCCGTTTTAAGAGAAGTGAACGCTTACTTACCAATTCGTCTGGTTTCCGCTTGTGCTATTTCTGGCAGAAAAAAGCCATTCAGTTGGCTGTTATGAAAGAAGCCGAAGGTCGCATTACGGAACGCGCAGACAAAAACTATGCGTGGCAGGTTTACATGCGCTTAGTTATGGGTGCAACTCGTTTGGAAGAGTCCCGCATTGTGGAAGTGGCTTGCGCCGAAGCTTAATACTTATTAACAGGCTGTTAATAAGTTGTTAATAAAAATGTTATTAAACAGGAGGTTTTATCATGGTTGAATATTCGGGGCTAGTTGCAGCAGCAGCCGCTGCTGGTGGGCTGACAAACGTCCAGCCACAAGGATGGATCGATGGTCGCGTTAAATGCAACGTGGACAAGATCACGCTAACCGGGGTAGAATTGTCCGGCAGTACCATCATTTTCGGTAACAATGCGTTACCGGACGGATCTACAATTCTAGCGATTTTGATGTCGTCTTCTACGGCACAAGTGTCGTTGACCGCTTCGATTGGTGATGACGGGTCTGCTACCCGCTACGCATCTGCGAGCACGGGTCTTCAAACGGCAAACGCATTGACCCTGTTGTCAGGACGCGGTTATGTTGTTACCGGAACGAACGACTTGCAAATCGTTTTAACCACGGGTGGGGCGACCGCTACTGCGGGCGTTATTACTCTGGTTATTCTTTACACACACGATTAAGGCATGGAGATCGTGACAAAATGTCACGACCTCTTAAAATAAAAATGGAGAAGACAATGAGAAAAATCAAAGTATTATTGTTGGCGGTTTTGATGCTGACTCTCGCCTCTCCCTCTTTTGCCGCGGTCGGTGTAAAGAAGGACGGCGCTGGTGCAGGAACCGCGACAGATCTTAATTTCCGTAACGCTGGGAATGCGATCTCGAGCGATGGTAGCACCTTAACATTCAACCTAATGCTGGCTGGGTATGGTAACGGTGGCGGTACGTCTATGATCGACACCGATACAGTGGTTCCGGTCGGGAATTCGGTTGTTCGTAAAGCCATTAGCACAACGGTTGGGTTAGCTGGATCCTTGGT